GATGGATGGTCACTTGTTTTCATGTCGGGTCTCCTTAGTCGGGTTTATTGGTTTGACTTTAGCACACGCTTTTAAGCCGGGATGACACCACAATACTTTGCTTGGGTTGGTGGCATGGTGTGTGCCGCGCATCATCAGCCCACATAATTTACAGCGCTTTAATGACATTGATCGCCGCGCGTATTACTGATGCGTTAAATCTGTTTTGCTCACCGCCAATGGTCATGTGTGCGTCATACATCAGCACCAGTTCATCAAGCAAGATCGAGTGGTCTGGCTGTTCAGGTTTCGCAATGTGGTTTGGTCTAAAGATGTCATCAATAAACTCCTTAAACACTTTGTTGTATTTGTCGCTGTAAGTATCGGGATACATTGCGCGTCTCGTTTCTTGGCTGATGCCTGTTTCGGGATGTGGGTTGTCGGTCATGGGTTGGGCAGCGCCCATGCCGACCAGCCCACCTTACGCCAGAGGTGTAACGCAGCAAGGATATTTACATCCGGGTTAAACAGATCATCGCGTTGCTTGATGATGCCAGCCTCTTTAAGCCAGCGATCGTGCACAGAGTTGATTTGGAATAAGCCTCGACTGCCGTTGTTGCTGTCTTTAGAGTTGAGCGCCAGAGGGTCACACGCGCTCTCTCTTTGCATCACGCGCAAAATTGTAGGTGACTCGGTAATTGGCCAGCCAGCAACAATGGCATCGTTTAAGTATTCCATGCAACCTTTGTACGGCAATGTGGTGGTAGGTGCAATGGTAGGCAGTGTGGGCACAACACTGTTAAGCGTGGTAGTGATCTGTACGCCCGGCTGTAGTTTTGGCTCTGGTGGTTTGCTGGCATCCCACAACAAGACAAACGCTGCTAAACCTGTAATTGCCCATGCACCTATTTTGATTGCTAAGTAACTCATTTTTTCTCCAATTGGTAAGGCGTTTGCCAAGAGTCACCGACAGCACTCTTAAACGCGATTTGTGCGTGTAATACTTTGCCGTTATCAGGGTCGCGGAATATCTGTACCAACACCATTTGATCTGTGTCTAGGTGAGTTGTGTAAACCTCGTAAACGTATGTTTTGGCATCAGCCATATTGCATCTCCCCTTATCGCCGGTCATCCGACCTTAGGGCATCACTGTGGCAATTCGGTGAATACCCTCTTAAACGCTTGCTGTATAAGGCTTACAGGCTGGTTGACAAACATTGGTGATACCTCTACGTGCAACCAATCGCCGCCCGGTGCACCGTGTATCTCTGGCTTGCTGTACGACTTCCATGCTTGACGATCACAACGCCAGCCACGCCCAAATGCTTTAGGGAAATAATCAAGCACGCACTCAACACCTAACTCGTTTGCGTTGGAAAGCACGATGTTTATAAACGCAATAGAGCCTTTACGGTTCGCTGTTGGCTGTTTCTCCGACATTCGATACGACAAGTCAACTGCTCGACCAGTGGCGTGCACACTAAGCGACTCAGATCCCCTCATGGGTCTTACGCCGTATGAGCCATTGTTCCAGAAAGCGCCGCCACCATATTTGATGGCTTGCCGTATCCACTCATCCATGCCGGGTATTGGGCCAGCGGCAGCGCCATCGCTGTTACCTGTGTACGGCCGTGAGCCAATGACTTTAGGGTTGGCTGGCAGTATTGGCATCAGCAGGTTTCGCTTTAAGTCCGTTAGCGGCAACTAAACCAGACAATGTGCCGGTCATAAAGATTGACAAAGTTTTTAATAGATCGATAAAGGCTTGATCGTTTGGCGCTTGTTTTTCAGGCTGTTCGACAAACCCTAAGAAGTACACAAAACCTATAACAGTTATTGCAAAGGTAATCGCGATTGTGCAGGCCACAAACACGATCATGCGTGCGTGTAAGTAGTCAATCTCTGATCTATCTTTAGCCATTGTCGCACTGCCTTAGCGTTACGCAATGTGCAGGTAGTGCGCTGTTGCGTACACTTTTCTTGCCAGCGTTTGTGCGTGTCGTTTCGCAAGCGGTCAGGACGAGTGCGAGCATGAAACTAACTAGTAGGTAGCGCGGCTTCATTAACGACGCTTTGTATAAATGCTTCGTATTCGGCTGGTGTCATTGTGCGAACGAGATCGTCAATTTGTATAAAAACAGTATCGTGCGGATACATTTCAACGGCTTCTTGGTATGTCATGCGTTATGCCTTTGCGTATCCGTACACATAAATTGTGCCGCCTGTGTATGTAAAGGTTGAGTTTATGTCTAACGTAAAATTGGTGCTACTTGAAGTGTTGCTGTCGTAACCGCCCCAAACGGATTGGATTGTGTTGCTTGCATATCGGCTAACTGTTTGAGTTGTTGTAGCCAAAAATGGGCTAAAAATATCTATAGTACAAGTTGATGATGAAGTACCCAAAGTTCCAGCCAAACCAAAACCTGTGCTAACAGTTCCCGTGTAATCGCCAGTAATGGTTGCTGATGTGTAACTCATTGAGTAACCGCTACTGGCGTAGGTAGAGCCTGTTGAACCGTTTATAGCCATATAAAGAATTCCGCCACCGCTCAAAGTTGTGTTGGATACAACAATTCTGTAATCGTTGTAATCGGTGCTAAATGCGTTAGTTACGGTAACTGTTTGCACTCCGCTACCAATAACCTGCGATTTGATAAAAGTCAGCGCGCCAGCCGCAGCAGGTCCAACAGTAGCCCAAGCACTACCGTTGTAATACTGCACCACATTGGTTGACTCTAAATAACAGGTTTGACCTTGTGCCAACGCTTTGTTACTGCCACCAAATGCTGCATCACGAGTCGTTGTATTAGCAAATACTGGTATGCCTGTACCAGCCGTAATGTTAAGGCTCGATGCCGGCAACGTATTAGCGGCAACAAACTTAGGTACGGTGGTTTGCGCGTTTGCTCCCATAATGTCCTATTGTAGTAAATCTGGGCCGTCAAGCAATGACACATCTAAAGTGAACCAGCCCACATATCGTGCGCTGCCGTCAACAACCATTTGCCATCTGCCCGGCTCAATGTGATGCTCAATTGAGTTAATTAACTCTTGTTGTGAGAACGCTGAACCTACAGACGGGTTGACCGTCACTGTAAACCGTTCGCAAAGTTCTAAACCCATGAGTGTGTTCCAATTGGCTGTATTTGCTGTGACACCAACAGAAATTGGTGAAACATCTGAGAGCAACTGACCGTTGACTACAGCCTCATAAGTACCCAAATCTACTGCCTGTGTAACAGTCGATAATTGAGTGTCGTATGAGATTGCGTTACGGCCGTATGCGGCAATTGAGGTTGTGTTATTTGCTGCTATTGAGCCACCACCAGAAAATGTGACTTGTATAGCGTTGCGTAAAGTGTCACCGTCATAAGCGATCTGCACATCAGGCTGATAGGGGATACTGCTAGTCGCAAATGTGGCTTGGCTGGTGTTTGATTTGGTGTTTGTGTACACGTATTGGCGGTCTTGGAAATTGATTTTGCCGTCTTTGCCAACAAACATTACGCCGCCCTCAGCATTGTTGACAAGGTTTAACTCTGATGCCATGTTGAAACCGTCAGGCGAGATTGCTGATACTGACGCTACTGGTGTGGTTGTTACTGTTGTTAACGATGATGAGAAGTTTGTTAGTGCGACAAGTCTGTTGAAACGCACCGCGCTGGTCTCAACAATGTTTGCGATACCAAAGTTGTATATGGCTGCTATTTGAGCCGCTGTAAGTACACCGGGAAACAATGCGATCTCTTGCATGGCCTGTTTTTGTGCATAAATATAAACTGGGTTTGCCATATATGTTGTTGGCATTGTTCCAACAATGGTGCTTGTTGTTGCTTGATCTACGCCGTCAACATAGATTTTTAACACTGCTGTTGGTGACAAAGTAAAAACAAAATGATGCCAGCGTGCGTCATTTAATATGTTTGATGTTGTGGTAAGCGAATAAGTGTTTGCGCCGCTAGTTAATTGGCATGAAATGTTGCCAGATGACTGAAAAAACACTGCTATTTTTTCTGTTGCTGACGCATTGCCTTGTATAAAAAAGTTGAGTATTGCGCTTGTACCGACTGGTGGTGTAACAACAAACATCGACAACGTGAGGCTGTTAGATACTGCTGTTGTTTCACCAGTGACAGATGCGTAAGTTGATAAAGACAGGTCTGCTGATGTGCCAGTGATGCCAGCGCCTGCAGATTGATATGGCTTAAATTGTGTGCCTGCTGATTTAGTTAAGTTCCAACTTGCTGTACTTGCTGGTTTAGGGCCAACAGCAACATCTAAAAATGTGTCACCCGGTGGGTCATTAAGCCGCCAATATGCGTATGGCAACAATGTTTGTGTGTAGTCATACAACAAATCTGGCATCTGTTCTTGTGCCATCAAACTTAAGGCATCAAAACATTGCAATGAAACTGTGCCAAATGTGCCGCCCTGCTCAAACGATGCAGGCCAACCAGCAATAAACCCTCTGAATACAGAGTAAGACGTACCGCCAGATGTACCAGTTATTTTGATTTGGCGGCGTGGCAACAGTTTGCCGTAATATGTGCCTGCAGTATTAAACGGGTCAAACAGTCGAGCAGTGTTATTGAGTACCACCATTGCTGTGCCAACAAACGGCGAGTAATCATCTTTGCGGCCTCGATGTATGTCTGCTGAAAACACATAACTTGATACATCAGTCCATGTTGGTGAGACAACGTATGGGCCGTCGTTAAATGCGATCTCTACTTTAGGTGTTGGCCATGCCATTAACGGCCGCCACGATCGGTGTATGCGGCAAGGTAACTGGCTACTGAGCGACCGATAGCCACAGGGTCACCTACGCCTGTTGTTACGTTTACTACTACGCCACCACCCGGTATGCCACCGCCTTGCTCTGGTTTAACTGAGGCAACCGGTGTGACCACAGGGCCTGATACAGCATCACCAAATGTTGCGCCAATGGCTTTAATCTGTGGCAACGTAATACCCTTTTGTGATAGTGCGCCTTGTGCTGCATCAAACGCTGCCTGCACACCGTTCAGATATGACTGCGCGTTAGACACACCAGCGCCATACCACTGGCCTGCAGCGTTCAGACCAATACGATCTGCCACCTCTTGTGCAGACTTCACCAGCGCATTGACACCATTAGGGCCTGTAATGTCATCCTGTGCGCCCATAACCAGTTCGTGGGCAATTGCTGCACCCGACTCGCCACCAGCCGCTAAAACGGCATTGAGGCTGTCCTGAGACAATCCTCGTTTGAGCAGGGTCTCAACATCTTTGCCATAGGTGGTAATGCCTTTAACTTGGTCGCGTAAACCAGTTAAGAAACCCGCACCCGTGTCTTTGCCAGCGTCTTTAGCATCCTTAAAACTAAACGCATCTTTAATGCCATCTGAAACACTGCCAGCAAAATCATCAAACTTGCCCTGTGCCTCAGCAAGCGCATCTTGTGCATCTTTAAGCGCTGTAACCATGTACGACTTGAGCGCGTCTGAGGCTTTTTTAATTTTGTCTGCCATGTGATCAACAGCAGTACCAGTGGCTTTAACCTTTTTGGTGACGTTTGTTAACTCTGGGCCTAACACTGGGCCTGCAACATCCTTAAACTCTGTTGTTGCTTGCGTAGCAGATTTAGTGGCGTTCTTGTAAATGAGAAACGCGCCAGCAGTAACAACTAAACCTGCAGCAATAGCGGCTGCACCCACACCAAGAGTCATTGCAGTGTTAGCAGCCGCAGCGCTGGCAGCAAGAGACCAGTTAAGTGCTGTAGTCACAACAGTGACCGCGTTAGCAATGATTTGTGCAGCCTTAAACCCGATGAGCGCTGTAGAGATCGCAGCAATTGCTGTACCAACAGCCATCAATACGCCTACATGGTTTGCAGCCCAATCACCAAACTTGGTGAGGTACGGCAAGATCGCTAAAACTGCTGGCAGTAACGCAAAACCGATTGACTCTTTAGCCTCATCGAGCGCCACGTTGAGCCGCTTAAATTGTCCTTGTGCGGTGTTTGCTGCAGCAGCAGCCGAACCACCAAACGTGCTCGATAACGCACCCATTACTTTGTCGAGTGATGCACCGTCTTTAATCATCTGAAATAACTCCGGTGATAACTGTTTTAACGCTTTGTAGTTACCGCCATACGCTTTAGCAAGAGCATCAGAAACCTCACCAAGATTTTTACCAGTGCCGGCTGATACATCCATTGCCAACGCAAGACCTTTGCTTGCCTCAGCAATGTCGTTTGTTCCTCTTAAAATTGAGGCGTACGCTGGCCTGAGTTCATCATCGGCAACACCAGTTGCCATTTGCATTGCTTTGATTTGTTTCTCAACTGCAGCAATTTGTGCATCAGACGCATTAGTAACGTTTTGTAACGCTTTTGCTAACTGTGTTTGTGCAGCCTCATCTTGTACGGCGGCTTTAATGCTGTAACCAGCAGCAGCAGTAAGAGCACCCATTGCGGCAACAGCAGGCAAAAATGCTTTACCTGCAATAAATCCGGCACGATCACTACTGGTCTCAAGTGCTTTAAGTTGCAAAATTGCTTTATCAAATCCCTTGCCATCAAGGCTTGAGATGATTGGGATGTTAATTGCCACTTTGGGCCTCGATGTCTCTGCTAATTAGGTTGTTAACAGTCTCCACTATTTGACGCACTTTATCTGTGACCACTTCTTTATTACGCTCAACGGCAATATCAATTGCGCGTGGCTGTTCCCCTGCCTCTTTGTTTAGATTGGTGACAAACACTGATGATGCGTGACGGCCTGCATGGTCATAGATTGCACCAGCCGCGTTGGCTTGCTGGATAACCATTAACTGGTAAGGCTTAGAACCATAAGCAACTTGCTCTGTGTAACCGCCTCTGTCGTAGTTAACGTAACGCTCTTTGGTGGCTCGCACAGCCACTTTGACCTTAAATCCTGCTTGCACTTGACTAGTGCGCCAATTGGTCTCACGACCTTTAATAAGGTTGCCGCGCACCATGCCAGATAATGGTGCACCGTTGTTTAACGAGTTGTCAAAATGTGCAACCATTGATCGAGCCTCAATAATGATTTGCTCGCCTGCCGTTTTAATGTCTTTAGTAACTTGGCGGCGGTAACGGTTATCAAATGAGTTAAGTGCTTTTAGGGTTTGTTGTACGCCAGTAATATTGACAGATTGTGTAGCAGCCATTAGCGGCTGCCGCGTTGCTTGTTAAGTATCTCAATGACAGTGTTCATATCGTCTGCCTCAAATGTAATCTCTGACGGCCAGTAGCCGGTGGCAACAACGATTTCTGCCAGCGCGCGCCTTACTGAGCCGTGTCCGCTTTTGGGTCTTGGGTCTCCAGTACATCAATGCTGGTAAGCGATGAGATGAATTGATCAAGCGTGCCGGGAACAGTTGTACCAGATGCACGTGTTGCCTCGTAACACAAGTAAGCCAAATCCTCAACACCAATGCCTGTTGCCATTTCTGACGCTTTGCGCTTGTACTTGCGTTCCCATGCGACAACAGTTGAGAGATTAGTTACAACCTCGTTTATAGTGCCATCAGTAAATGTGGCTTTGAGTCTTAATTGCATCTTGCCTCTTTCGTGTCGGGCCGTTGCCGGCGAGAATTAGTTAAGCGATTGCTACTGAGTACGCGCCAC